GGGTGAATGTATTTAGACACGTGAATAGTATTTAGGTGAATAGTCACCCTCCCAATTCATTGAGTGTATAGTGGCAGGTGAAGGGTGATTAGATTTAATTTGTACTGTTAGGTTTGTGTTTCTATCATAGACTGGTATGGTATGTAGGTAGTTACTTGCAATAGCAGGTGTACTAGCTAACACATTATCCCATTCTTTTGATTCAACTGTATATGTATAATCTGTTCTACCCTTACGTTTTAACGTAACATCTATAACACCAACATCTCCAAAGTCAAAGTTTAACCTATGTACCACAAGAGACCCACGTGTTTCAGAAGCCATTTTATCTCCCTCTGGTCTCATCATGTATATCGTAGGTAGTTCAACTTCAAATTCATACTCATATCCTATGATAACATCAGTGTTAACTGGGGTTGTAGAAGGACCAGCTTCTGTAGAAGTCTTCCAATTACCAGGTAATGTAACCACTTGGTTAGGGGCAGACCCTGAAATAGCAGAGGCAGGTATATCATAACTCTTACCTAGATCATCACTATCTGTTATACAGTATGCAGAAAGGTTTCGAGTACTATAATAACCAGCTCCTAATGTAAACGTGGTTACATCAGTTGCACCAACATATGTTAAGTCTGCAGATAAGAATTTTTTCTTAGTATCTAAATGTACCCTATTATCTTCGGGAGCATCCCCTATTAATAATGTGTCTGATTTAACTTTTATGTCGAATTGTTCAAAGGTAAATGTAGAGCCTGTATTAAGAACTGCATAATATACGTCATCAATAATAGTATGATACACTAAGTTATTAGGTAATGTCCATCTAAACCATGCGGTTTGAACTTTTCTACCACCTTCAACATAGAATTTATACCCCCATACTTCATTAGAAGCTGTATGTAATGTACTATCTACAGCAAATAATACTAATTGGTTCTCTACTGAACCAGTCATCATGCTGGTATTAACAGGAAATAGGTTATATATACCCTTACTTTGTTCTACTATTTGAGGTTCTTCTCTTTGAGACACAGCTGCCATTTCAAAGAAACGGGTATTTTTAGCTGTACTATTTAAGAATCCTATAGTAGTACCTAACTCAATAGGGCTAGTATCTGGGTTAAAAGCATGTGATGATACATAACTGATTTTAGCAGTTTCAGGAGTCAAGAGAGCCTCGGCACCTGAACTTAATAAGAACTGTTCACTAGCACTAAAGATAACTAAACCACCAGCTTGTTCAACAGCGTCAAATAATTTGGTTGGATATGTAGAGCTAGACTGTAAATCAATGGGATCTGCATTGGAAATTGCCATTGCAGTTTTGTTCCAAAAATTATAGAAGTCATTAACTCTAGATAATATAACATTCTCAGCACTTAACAAGGCTATTCTATTACGGAAGAATACCATCTTCTGAATAGTCTGCCCTATGAATGAGGGTTCTGGGTTTGTAATGTCATCACCACAGTCTCGTTTAGACCAATCAGGATAAGAGAATCTAAAGGCTCCATTAGAGTAAGTAGTTGCACCACCTCCGTTAATAGAGAATGATCCTGGAAGCACCCTAGTAAGGGCTAGAGGCATCGTTGTGTTATCTATCTCTATATCTTTACCAGGCTGTACTACCTCTTCCCACACGCCCTCTCCAAAGCGAGCTGGAATGAATGCACAAGTTGCACCCGCACCGATAGTTCCAGAGGCTGCATCTGTCACTTCAAATGTATTTGTAGTTTTATTAGCAATTGTATAGAATCCGTCTGTAGCACCACCGCTGGTTACATCTAATATAATTTGATCTCCATTTTCTAAACCATGGCTAGCAGCGGTTACAGTAATTGTATTACTAGATCTAGCATAAGTACCAGTCTGATCTATATCTTCAGCTATACCTTCAACACTAAACTTAAGGAAGTAATCATCTTGATTCTCTTCACTATTTACCACACGTACTACATAACCATGACGGCATGTACTAGGTAGATCAGCGATAGTATTTACTTCACTTGTAGTAAGACTCATCAAAGTTTTTTCAGGTGTTGTTACACCAAATTTTGTAGCACGATATAAATGTAAACCGTTACCAACAATAGTACATGTAATACCTGTACCAGATATTGTATCTATGGTTTGTTTAAGATCACCTAAAATACCAGCTGCTGATACATGTTCATCTGCATTAGAGGATGTAGGTTGAGGACGTACCATTGCAACATTAGCTCTAGAAGTTATAACTACATGGCTTTTGATATTTATAGTAGTAGTAAGTCCTTTGTCAGAAGTATGGGTATGAGTATCACCTGTTTTGAAACCTTCTCCACCAAATTGTAATTTAGCATAAGTTTGGTATGTGTCATGATAGTTATCTTGAGCTTCTGTATCACTGTGGTTATCGTCAGGTTGAGGTGTGCATCTAGCATCCATCTCATACCTAAGATTAGTTTTATCTCTATTCCAAGTCCCACTAGGAGCAGTCCAACTACCATTGTTAGGGGGAGATACAGTATGGAACGCAGCTCCAGTTGTATTAACTGTTACATATTCTCTTCCAGCTCCATCGCAGTCTCCATTACCTGGCTGGTTACTTCCTGTAGAACTTGTACCATCAAGTTGTACATCTTCTTCAGCTGATATACCTGTAGCACGTGGGTAAGAATATGTTGTGTTATCAGCAGGATCGTATATATCTAAAGCGTACTGTTTGCCATATGCTACACTATCAAGTTGTATGTAAGCTTCAAATGGTTGAGTAGGAGATTTAGATGCAGCATCTCTTTTCATCTCAACAGGCACACGTCTGTTAACAAAGAAGGTTGTTTCGTTAATTGTTAACGCCTGTATATCTGAGGACTTCTCATCTGATAATGCTTGGTTATCTAAGTAAGTTGCGACACCTGATCCAGCAATATTTGCATAGTCCACGGGTATCTCAACACCATCACTACATCTAAATATTTTAACACCTCCATCAGCTGCAACTTGTCCAACATAAGATTCATCATCTCGTGTATAAATAGTAAACCATTTTGAATTAGCAGCGGTAGATGGAGAGATAGCAGATATTAAATGACTGCCAGGACGTTTAGATAATTGTTCTACAACGTCAGGTAAACCATTTACAAGGTCATTCACTTGACCTGGGAATTTCTTTTCATCTGGTTGTTGACTGATACCTAGCACGTAGTTAGGTATCTTCTGGGTAACACTAGCCATTATCTTCTAAGCATTTGATAAGGTTTGTAAGGTTGATAAGCTGACTCATCTGGCCAACCAAAGAATGAATGATCACCTTGGTTGCATTCATATTCCATACATGAAGCTCTAGATTGTAGCTCGTATGTTGCTAACATCTGTTGTAGTTGAGCGTTAGATACTAACTGTACAGCAGCTCGACCTGATGCTTTATAGATTATATATCTTTGGAAGCAAGTAGGGATATCCTCAAAGTTAAGGAGTCTTACTTTATTAACATAAAAGTAATCATCATCTGGATATTCAAATGTATGATTAACTCTATCGTATAATTTCCAGATACCATCTGAATCTTTTCGTCGTACAAAGTCACGGGTTCTATCCCACTCATCTGTATTATCTATACGAATAACATCTGATTCAATTATAATTTTATTGTCAGAACTATTTACGTTTTCTTTTATATGGTATTCAAGATTAAATGTCCAGCCCTCATTCTGTACATCTTGGTTTACTTCTTTAAGTATGTTATATATGAATGATATTTCTGGGTTATTAAAATCGATACCAGAGATAGGGGCTTGACCAATACTACCAAGAATTGCATTCACAGCGGATAGTTCGGTATCGATGGTTACAGTCGTGGTAGTCATAGTTATAATTATATAAAAAAAAGGGGAGCCGAAGCCCCCCGAGTGAGTTAGTTATACTGAGCTGTAACAACAGCACAAGTGTCAAGGACACCTGAACCGCCTACAGTATTGTATGCTAAACGTAAGTTTTTAGTTGTGGAGGCAACCGCTGAAGGGGTGCCTGATCCACTTGTATCAGAAGGAGAGATACGAGACTCGGTGCCAGCACCGCAGACTCCGTACTCACCAACTGCTGTTGGAACTGCCATAATATTTTATTGTTAAGAAACTGT